CCAGCTCGTATGACCGGATATAGGCAGCACGCTGACAATACCGAAGCACATCAAAACTACCATCAGACCGGCGAAGCCCCGCCCCTCCCAAAACCGTAGGGAGGTAAACAGGGAGACGCATCTTAACCGCATAACTCCTAAAACCGAGCAATCGCATTGCGAGAGCCCTCGGAACAAAGGGTTCATCAGGATACCGTTGCTCGGTGACACAACCGGCACGTAGCCAAGGCGCGTTCGCAAGGTCGCCATAGACCGAACGATCCACCTCACGCAGCCCCAAGAAGGACAGCGAAGGAAGTAGACCATCGTAGCAACCGAACACACCAGAGAACGACCACAACTTCCCATAAGAAGTTTTCTGCCGGTTTACCTTCACCCCGAACATAGCGAGAGTGTCGATAAAGATCGTCACCCAATGTCGGGGAGCACAGGTGAGAAGGTCGTCACCGTTAACAAGGGCATCACAAGACAAACCCGTCACCTGGTTGGTCATGTCGACAGCAAAGAGGTTAAGGGTATTAAGGAAGAACCACGTGCAGGGGATCCCCATGAGAATGCCCCGAGACGTATGATACGTACCCTCCATGTCAGTCAGTCGAGCCGACGACACAGCAGCGTACCACATGATTCGGGCCATATCTCGCAGGGGTCCAACAGGGGCGACCTGGTCCCACAGGCCGTCTAATACAGAACGGGCGAAGAAGAAAGGCATATAATCAGTCGCGCAAGATAAATCTAACGAGAGAACATTATAGCCTTCTTTCTTCAAGCCCGATCGGACGAGCTCCACGCAGTGGGCCGAACGGTGTTCTGAGAGTGATCTGGAGACGCGCGAATCCTCTAACAGCAGAGGAAACACTCGACTTCGCAAAAAGTGCGCCCAGACGAGGATTTCAGCCGAGGCAGGCGTGACAACCCTCACTTTCGTACCTTTATCAGGAACGACAGTCACCCTACCAGTCAGAACACGACGGTCTTTTGGAAGGGCACAGAAGGACTCAAAGGCGTTCAGGAGGGCCTGATAAGAACGGGTAACCCGATCCCAATCGTCGGAATGAACCTTCCCCGAGAGAACATTTGGCAGAGGGACCTCACCCTGCAACCAGCCCAAATTGGTTATTTCACTCAGGAAACCTCCACTCTTAAGAGTCGATCCGTAAGAGGCCGAAATGCTAAGAGGTAACTCGAAGAGAGCCACTCGAGGCGACTTAGCACCGGCCCAACGTGAGGCCCATGACATAATCATGTCCCTCACGTCCTCCTCCAGACGCACCGGCGGGAGGGTCAAACGGCTCCGAAGAGCGCGATGATCCTCAGCCGGATCACCCGGACAGCGTGGAAAGGCACGGGGCAAAGTGGAAAGCGAGTGAAGAGCCTCACGTGGCTGTACATTCAGCACAGGTGCCAGGTGACTCAGCAAAGAACCGAACAGAGAGGACATGTCACTCCCAAGTTGATCCTTAAGCCAAAGGCACGCACACCGCATCCCACCTAACCGGTAGCGCCTTAAGGTCCCGAGAATTATCTTCAACCAGAGTTCATGAACGGCTCGAAGCGAACCGAACTTGAGTCCCTTCAAAGACTCATCCACGGAACCAAACCCGTCCTCGAAATCAGGCGGAAGGAACTTACGGCGGCAATGAGAGGACTGCAAAGGCTGAACCATAAGATTCACACCAGCGAACAATACCGCGAATAGTTCCCAAAGCTGGCGGTCGCCGCGACCGCGAAGGGTCGTGAGACAAGCAGCAGTTTTGAGAAGCCTCCGACGCGGCAAAGTCGAAAGACCGTGCAAAAGGGGTGTCTGCCAACACCACTTCGCATAGCCTTCTTCATAGCCACGTAGGTAGCTCCCTTCCCACCTGACAGCGGGGGCAACGACGGCGCGCGGGTCGGGCAAGATAAGACCTCCCAACCCAGTCACGCACCGTTTCTGCATAACACGTATGCACTTCCTTAATCTTTCAACACAATCAATGTCAAACAAGACACCAGAGGACAGGACATCCCCTAGTCCGTATTCAGAATCTGCAAATCTTTTCATGATTTTCCACTCAGAAAGTTTTCGCTCGGGATTACTCCCGGGCGTCTGGCAAGCTTTTCTTGTC